AGTACCTGCTCCTCGATCACCTTGTTCTTGTTGACCAGTTCGATCGCTGAATCATTCTGCGAATGGTAGCCGGCGACCGGCAGTCCTTCATGCGTGGCCATCACGCGGCGAACCTTGGACCACCGCCGATCGCGGGCTGGTAGCCGTTGTCCTCCACCGGCGCCGGTGGCCACTGCCCTTGCTGCTCCCGTGCAGGAGCAGGAGGCGGACCATACTTCGCGTGCACGGCCTGCAGCTCGCCCTGGAGCAGGTAGCCGACCTGCGCCTCGATCGCCGGGTCACCAAGCTCGACGGAGATCAGTTCGGTGCCGCGGACGCCGGCCTCACGGCCAGCCTCATCCGTGATGGACCCAAAGGCGCCGCGCGCCATGCAGTCCTTCGCGACGTCGTAATTGGCCTTGGCCTGGCCGAGACCGCCGTCCGGACCGTTCGCCCAGACATACTCGGACCGCCTGCCGTTCTTGTAGTCCAGCCTCAACACATACATCGAACCCATCCACCGCTGCTCTGGTGCAGCGGAGAATGCGCAATGATCCGCCGATCAGCAAGGGATATTCAGCCGACGCAAAAATGCGTTGGCCTACTTCTTCTTGTGCTCGGCCTTCTTGTGTTCGGCCTTGCGGTGCTCCTTCTTGCGAGCCTCCGCCTTACCGCCCTTCCGGCCAGCCATCTTGTGCTCGGCCTTGGACTCGCCGTGATGCTTCTTGCCACCCTCGTGCATCGCGGCCTTCTTGCCGCCAGCGTGGTGGTGGTGATGGTGATGGTGGACGTGCACCTCAGCCATCTTGTGCTCGGCGCCGTGTCCGCCCTCTTTCTCAGCCATGGATCAGTCCTTCCCCAAAAGGATGCCGCCGGCCGAAGCCAGCGGCGCCGGGATAGCCGACGGCACCATTGCCGCCGGCGATGAACACCTCGAGCGTCAGACGCCGGGCGTTCCGAAGGCACCGCGCCAATCGGCCCAGAAGGCCGAATAACGCTCGTAGCAGGCTGCCTTCGCGTTCTTTGTGTCGAAATCGTTGTCCTGATCAAAGGTGATCTTGTCGCGCTCGAAGTACTGCATCCCGCGGGGGATGTTCGTGCGGATGAACCAGGCCGTCGCCGACGAGAAGTAGTGGTTGACCTTGATGCCCTTCGGGAAGGCGCCGGTCGCCCGCAGCACGTTGATGGCGTTGTTCGCCGTGTCGTTCTGCAGGATCGAGTGGTAGATGCGATTGGCCTCGAACCACTGGCTGGTCGACACGTTCAGCGAGAGAGGTAGACCGCTGATCTTCAGCCCGCGGTTGTTGGTCATGTTCATAATCTGGATGACCATGTCCTCGATCGCGAGTTCGGAGATGTCGGCGGCCACCGTCAGCAGGTTCGACTGATTGCCTGAGAGGGTCGGGTGCGATGCCGAGAACAGTGACACGCCGTCGGCGCCAGGGAAGCTGCTGTTGAAGCCCTGATTGTAGACGGCCGACAGCACGTTTTCCTTGGTCTGTCGCATGGAGAACGCAAGCTGCTGCGCGCGCCGCTTGGCCACCACCTCGTACAGATCGTCCCTCAGTTCCTCAAACGTCACGATGAACCCGAGCGCGTAGGCCACATGCGTGAAGCGCGAGACGGGTCCCTGGACCTCGGTGTCGTAGAAGATCTGCTGACCCTGCGGCTTCACCGGCGCCAGGCCGAACCCAGTGATCTCCGGTTCCTCTTCGTAGGCTTTGTCCGAAGTGTCGATCTCGAACAGGTCCGGATACTCGGGGACGTGCTCGCTGTAGCTGCGTCCCCACCAGGCCCGAATCCCGGGCCAAAGTGCCTTAGGATGACTTCCGGTTGTGATCACGGGCATACCGCTCTCCTATGTTTCAGTGCTGACCGCTATCCGGCCGCGATCAGGTCCCGCCCGAGTTCGGGTTGGTGAAGGCGGAGACGCCCTGGTTGATCTTGACCAGCCACTTGCAATAGTTGCCGATCGCGTTGTCGACCTGTTGCAGGGCCTGGATGATGCGGACCTGCAAGGTCGGATCGCTGCCGCCGTGGCCGACAGTGGAGCTGTCGAGCAGCCACCCGGATTCGGAGGTGGCGGTGCTGCCAGCGCCGGCGATCAGGTTCGCGTTGGCGCTGGAAGCGTTGTCAGAGGTGATGGAGCCGCCGACCGAGTCTTCCTGGACCTCGTAGAGCAGGAACGGATCGTCGGTGACGTAGATGTACGCCGCCTGCCCGGCCGCGAGATAGGGGGTCTGGCTCTGGAGCAGCGGGATGGTGGCGAGGCCGGCGTTGTTCGAGATGCCGACGAAGGAGCCGAGGATCTGATGTGCCGACCCACCCGTCGCGATCTCAGCGGTCGGAATGCCGTTGCCGTCCGAGGATGCCGCCACGAGATTGACCGGGTCACCGAAGTAGAGCGCGGTCGAATTGCCGACCGGCACATAGTACGTGCGCGCGGCACCGCCCCATGGAGCGCCGGACATATACGAAATGGGCCGCAGCCCAAAAGGGGTGTTCGCATTGGCCATCGGGATAGCCCCCGGGATGTTGAAAAGGGAAAGCGCCGAGGAGGCTCAGAAGAGCCTCTTGGCTGCGTTTCGCTCTGGGGGAGATGCTGTTCCGACGGGAGCGACAGGAAACGGGGTGGGAAAGCTCCTGACGCGCTGGACTGTGCCTAGCGGCGGTTGCCTACCCCGTGAGTGATGCTAATCCCGGTGCTTGGGATGTAGCGGTTGTCACCAGCGCCGGGGCCTGCTTGGCCTGATCGGATCTGGTCGAGGCCCGCCTGCACACGAGCAGCGTTGCGAGCCATATCTTGCTGATACAACGGCATTGGCAGTTCCATCAAGTAGCTTTTTCGGCCGCCCTGGATGGTTTTGTCGGAAATGACCTCCGCGTTGCCCCCGGTGTCGCTGTCAATGACGTGGGTATAGCCGGCCCGCTTGGCCCGCATGATGCGCCCTGGAACGTCGTTGAACCAGTATCGGCGGTATCCCGGGCGGGACGGCCAGGCCATTTTGAGTTCGGCATCCTCGAAGGGAACGCGCTCGCCTTCCTGCGGTGCGGGACGGCGCGGCAGGGGCGGCTGATCAGCGAACTGCTGTTGCTGGACGGATTCATCGCCCCCGATTCGGGCGACTCGTGGTGCCTCGACGAAGCGCCCGGCGAGAGGCTCTGGCATTTCGGTGTGCCGGCCAGAGAAGCCGGTGGTCGACCGGCCGAGGGCAGCGCTGGTTGCCGCCGTCCGCGCATCGTTGGTCTCGCCTGCGATCATGTCGCGCAATGCCATCACACAGTCTCCTCAAACTGTTCCCAGTAGGTTTGGGACCACTCTTCCTTCGTCAGCGGTTGCCCTTTGCCCTCAAGCTGCTTGGCGTATCGGGCGTAAGCCACCTTCGATTCCTGCGGCATATTGTCCCAGTTCCGCGCGTTGCGGTCTCCGCGGCGGGTCGCACCTCCGCCACCGCCGCTCGGGCTGACGTCGCTCACAACGTCCCGCCTGGTGTCCGCCGCCCGGCCACCGCCCCCACCGTCGCCACCATCGCCATTGTTCGGCATCGTGGTGCGACCGTTCGCGGCAGCCCATAACTGCGGGAAGAACTGCTGGATGCGCCGCTCCACTTCGGCGAGGTTCTGTTCAAGGTTCAGGTCCTTCCGGGTGTTGAGCAGCCCTACATGGATGGCATCGGCCTCCCGAGCCAGTTCCGTGTGCATCCCGCTGTTGTACCAAGCGTTGCGGCCGTAGAAGGCTCGCACTTCGGCTGGCATGTTGCCCGGCTGACCGGTGGGTGTCGGCTGGTGGGGAAGCGGCTTGGTGGGATCCGGAGCGGCGCGTGTCGGTTCGACCGGTGCCGTCTTTTCCAGTTCCCGCAGGTTGCCATCGACCTTGTTGAAGGCATCGGTGTCGCCGGTCTGCACCGCCTTTTCACGTTCGGCGAGCAACTCTTGCCGCGCCTTGTCGTAGGCCCGCTTGTCGGCGGTGCGCACGAGGCCGGTCAGATCGGTCACCACCTGCACAGATTCGTCGACGCGCTGGCGTAGTTCGAGGTTCTGGTTGCGGACCGCAGTGATCTCGTCGGTCAGCCGATGCAGGTTCTGCCGCATCATGCCCGGGCTTTCGTAGCCGCGCTGCAGGAACTGCTCGGCTGGCAGCCAGCGCTCCGGATCTCCGGTGAACTGCTCTTTCGGGCGCCAGCCTAACGCACGGGCCCGGGTTTCGGGATCACCCTCGCCGGCGCCACCGGCGTTGCCGCCGCCTTCGCCTTCAACGGTACGCTGCTCAGTACCAGACATTCAACCACTCCTGACTGCATCTGCGGTGACGCGATCAGGGCACGGAAATGCTACTCCGGAGGCACGTCAGCCACCTCGACCGCGTCGATCAGCCGATCCTCCATGATGCGGTAACCGAGGCCATCGCGCCCGGTGTACATCTGGCCGGCATACTTGCGGAACGTCACCCGGTCGCCGGGTTGCGGCCGCTTGCCTTCCCAGTGCACCACGCGGTGCGAATCGTAGGCGAAGGCCTGCGGTCCGACG